CCGTAGTTAAATTTTAATAGGAGTCGTAAATGAGCGTTAGTGAAAATCGTACAGTTACCCCAAGTGAAACCCGTAGCCGTTTGTTACGTGCTTTCAAAGTAAAACGTCCAGTATTCTTGTGGGGTCCTCCAGGCGTAGGTAAATCAGAATTGGTAGCAGACTTGACTCAAGAATTAGGCGGCCTGTGCATTGACTTGCGTCTAGGTCAGATGGAGCCGACAGATTTGCGTGGTATTCCGTTTTATAACAAAGACAACGGTAAGATGGATTGGGCTGAGCCTATCGACTTGCCAACTGCCGAAATGGCCAAAGAGTATCCAGTTATCACTTTGTTCTTGGACGAAATGAACGTAGCGGCACCTGCTGTTCAAGCTGCAGCGTATCAGTTGATTTTGAACCGTCGTCTAGGTAAGTATCATTTGCCAGACAATGTTGTAATTGTTGCGGCTGGTAACCGTGAATCAGATAAAGGTGTAAGTTTCCGTATGCCAATGCCTTTAGCAAATCGTTTCGTACACTTAGAAGTACGTGCAGACTACGATTCATGGAACGAGTGGGCAGTTAAGCATCGTGTACATAAAGACGTTGTAGGTTACATCGGCTTCGCTAAACAAGACTTGATGGACTTTAACCCACGTTCAAGTTCACGTGCTTTTGCTACACCACGCTCATGGAGCTTCGTATCAGAGTTCTTGTATGATGAAGATGCTACAGATGCAGAATTGAGTGATTTGATTGCCGGTACTGTAGGCGATGGTTTGGGTGTTAAGTTTATGGCACACCGTAAGGTAGCTGGACAAATGCCTAACCCAAGCGATATTTTAGCTGGTAAAGTAAAAGAGTTGAAGGTTAAGGAAGTATCAGCAATGTACTCATTGACTGTTAGTATGTGCTACGAATTGCAGGATAGCTATGCCAAACTAGGCAAAGAAAAGATCGGCGAATGGCATGAACAAGCAGATAACTTCTTCAGATTTATGATGGATAATTTTACCACTGAGTTGGTTGTTATGGGAGCTCGCGTAGCTTTGACAACCTATAATCTTCCACTAGTACCAGGTAAGTTGAAGAACTTTGATGAGTTCCATAAGCGTTACGGCAAGTATATTATTGCTGCAGGCGGTAAGTAAGATTCACTAGCATCATAAATGGGAGGCATTCGTGAGATATAAGACCTTCCTACTTTTAACGGCACTACTGCTAAACGGTTGTGCCGTTCCTATGTTTATAGCAGGTGTAGCCAGCGTAGGAGTAAATGAATCAACAGGTCGTACTGTGTCGGATCATGTAGTAAGTGGAGCGACGGGACAGGATTGTAGAATAGCAAGATCGTTTGAAGGTCGAGATATTTGCCAAGGCAATACAGTTGCACCTACTTTATCGGTAACAGAGTCAAAGTATCAGTCATCGTCGACAGCAGAGATTACAGCAAGGTATAACAAGTGAAGGTAACTCGGTTAGATCGGCGCCACACTTGCTATAATATTATGAAGTATCACGTAGAAACTGAGTATGATTTTATGGGCGGGAGTGAACCCAGGATAGAAAAGTTTAAAGAATGGCGTAATTGGTGCCACGAAGTGTTTGGTCCAGGTTGCGAAACTAAGTGGATTGTAATCCGTGCAAAGCCAGCTGGCAATGAAGGTCAGTGCCGGATGGAATCAACGACTCGTTGGGCTTGGCATACAGAAAAAGATGAAATGCGTTTATATTTTAAAGATGATGAAACGCTAAGTGCGTTTATGTTGCAGTGGGGGTAATATGGAATACAAATTTATAAGAAATGATACAGATAGAATTCGTGCAATACATAACGGTAGGCCGCCTATGTTTGTACTCTTTTCTTTCCGTGACCAATGGTCAAAAGAACAGGTTAGAATTACCGAATCTAAAAATGGTTTCGAAGGATATTGGGTTAAGGTTAAAATTGATGATCCAGTAATCCAACAGGATTTTGAGGATACTGTATTAAAAAACTCAATTAATTGGGATCAAGTTGCCAATGATCGACATAATAAAGAAAAACAACACCTATTAGATTCATATCCATTTGTAATGCAGGCAAGAAAACTATCAATAGACGAGTGTCAAGAGTTAAGTAAATGGATATGTGCAAAATTTGGTAAGGAAGGACAACGGTGGGTAACTCATCGAGAAATTGGAATATTATTTAAAAATGAAGAAGATGCAATTTTATTTGCATTAAAGTGGGGGTAATATGATTTATAAAATGCCATTCCCGGTTTGGGAAAAGATTTCTGAATCATTTCCATTGATCGATAGTGGATATATAGACGAAGAAAGTATTATAAAATATCTTAAAAATGATTGCGGGCTTGTAGATACTGGTAAGTGGGAACATCCTGAAAAAGATGAATTTGGTGAGTGGGAAGATGGTAAAGAACTATACCATTATCGTGTTTCTAACAAGAAAAAGTTTGCATTATTTTTATTGAAGTGGGGGTAATATGGAAGAAGCAGAATTATTATTTAAAAGGTTCCCTGCAGAAAAGCAGGATCAAGTTCGTGGTTTAGTTGAATATGCTACTCTCATGGGCTTGACAGGCAAGGACCTTGTCAGCATCGGCGGCAAACTTGATCGTATCAAAGCGCAAAAAGAACGTGCTCGTAACATGGAGATTATCAAAAGTTTTAAGATAGACACTATCGGCGACGATAAACGGTACAAAGGTATCAATCGCGAGTCCGCATTAGATAATCGCTTTAAGATTCGTACTGCTACAGGTGCGTATAACTTCCAATACAGTTACTACGGCTGGGAAGTCCAGAGCTTGAAAACTGGTGTCGGAGTACGTCATAAGATCGATATCTACGCATACGAACTAGGTGATCGTAACTGGAGCCGCCTGTGTCGCTATGCTATGATGTTAGACGTTGCACATGGTAAAATCCAGCTGAATTTCTAATTAGAGCCCCTGTTTATGGGGTTCTATTTTGGTTGCCCATTAATTCCATTAAATGTATAATGTATGTATAGTGAAATTAAAGGAGCGTTAAATGTTTGAACTTATTGGTGAAATTACAGTCGGTTTAGTTGGTGTAGTTATCCTTGCTGTCGTTGCTTATAATTTGTTTGATATCGCCCGCACCGCAGTATTGGGCACAGACTTTTTACGCTGGTATATTGCACAATCTAAAAAGACTAATCCTACTTACAAAATGAAGGTTAATATTTTTAGTGCATGGATTGAAGCGTTTAAAACCATGTATGAGTACGGTGATGAAACTTCAATTACTCACAATAACGGTGCCAAATACAAACCATTTAGTCGAGTTTAAACCGTTGTTTTTAGACTACAGACCAACAAATCAGTTTAATGTATAATAGTTGTATAGTAAAAATTTAGGAGCATTTAATGACTACATTAGCAGAAAAAAGCAAAGTTAAAACAGTAACAGATCCCAAGGTAGATGCTAGTGCCCGTGAAAAATTGATCACTGCACGTATCGGCTTGCTGTTACGTCAGCCGTTCTTTGGTAACCTTGCTACCCGCATGAACTTGATCAATGCTGACGAATGGTGTCCTACTGCCGCAACAGACGGACGTAGGTTTTATTACAACTCAGAATTCGTTAATTCGCTTCCGCTGAAGCAGTTGGAGTTCTTGGTAGGCCACGAAGTGTTACACGCTGTTTATGACCATATGGGACGTCGTGGCAATCGCGATCCTAAGTTATGGAACATTGCCGATGACTATTGTGTAAATTGGGACTTGGTAGAACAACGTGTTGGTGACAAGATTCCTGTTGCCTTATACGATTCTAAATACAAAGGTATGTGCGCCGAAGAAGTTTACGATGACTTGTATGCCAATGCAGACAAAATCAACGTTGATCAGTTGCTCAAGCAATTACTAGATGAGCACTTGGACGGTACCGGAGAAGAAGATGGAGAAGGTGACGGTACTGAAAGCGACAAATCTGGTCAAGGCAACGGACGTCCTAAGCTCACAGAAGCTGAAAAGAAGGAAATCCGTGACGAGATCAAAGAAGCTGTCTTAGCCGCAGCAACCAGCGTAGGTGCAGGTAATGTACCAGGCGGTGTCAAGCGCATGATCAAGGACTTGATTGAGCCTGTAATGGATTGGCGTGAACTGTTACAACAACAGATCGAATCTACAGTTAAATCAGACTTTACTTGGGCACGTCCTTCACGTCGTAGCTGGCATATGGATGCAGTTATGCCAGGCATGAAACCGGGCGAACAGATTGATGTTGTCATCGGTATTGATACTTCTGGATCAATTACAGACCAAGACCTAAAGATCTTCTTGAGTGAAATCAAAGGTATCATGGAAGCCTACGATGAGTACAAGATCACAGTAATGGGTTGGGATACCGAAGTCGGCAATGTAGCTACATTTACATCAGACAACTTAGAAGATATCAGCAGTTTTGAACCAGGTGGTGGTGGTGGTACAGATCCACATTGTGTTTGGAACTACCTGCGTGAAAACGACATTGAACCTAAGAAACTGATCATGTTTACTGACTTTTGCTTTTACGGTTGGAGTCCTGCAGAGGTAGAACTGTACTGTGATACTGTTTGGATTATCAAAGGTAACAAGTCAGCAGAACCAGAGTTTGGTGTTTGGGCTCACTACGAGGATGCAGACAAGTGATAGGAACTTGGTTAACCGAAGCACTTTGTATAGTAGCTATTGCTTTTATACTATGTACTTTGGTTATCCATATTCTTAAACTAATAGATGAGGATTAAAAATGATTACACAGTTTGAAAAATGGTTATTCTTGGGCATAGGCTTTGTTATTGTTTCTATGATTGTGGCCGGCGGACTAGCAATGAAAAGTTCTAAAGAATGCAGATTAGAGTTAGCCAAGTCTGGTCGTAGCGCCGAAGAGATTGTAAAACTATGTCCATAAATTTTACTGCTAGCGAAAGTCCGTGGGTTACCCTACGTCGAGGTGATCCAAGTTTTCAACTAAATGGACCTTATAGTTTAGCCAACCGTGCCGGTATTCAGATCAATCGAGATTGCCCAGGTAATATTGCTAACGATATCAATTGGGCGATACAACACGGTTTCATTGAAGCTGTAGCAACTGTACCAAAAGATGATCCTACTTATATGTGGGAAACCTTAAAGAGATGAAACCGTTGCCCAATTTCCCGGATGACGAATTTCTAAAAGTGCGTTATAATTTTAATACTTGGAAACCAACAGTAAGAAGTCGTCAACTAAAAATGGTTAAGACTGGTACTTGGATGTTTGGCTTACTTGGCACTTATAAACTTGTTTACACAGATTGGACAGAGGAATAATGGAAACATCATTTAGAAGTAATAATGGAATTTTGTATAACCGATATTATGCATGGATTCCCACGCAAGTAACTAGCGGAGCATGGGTTTGGCTTACTATGTACTATGCTCGCGAAAAGAAAGAATTAGGGTGGGTAACTATGACCCCGTTTGAATTTATACTCGACCATAAAATTTAAGGACAATAATGGAATTTAAAAACCCTAAAGATTTAAAACCCAAAGAAGCACGTCAGTTAGCACTGGACCTGCAGGTTCGTATGCTTGATATAGAAAACTGTTTAGATGACCTAATGAGAGCTGTAGAGATTTCACAATACACTAAACAGTTCAATGTTACTGAAGTGTTTATTCGCGACGCCGAGGCATTACTCAAAGATCGCATTGTTATTCCTGAAGTTGATCAAGGCGCTTATAAAGCTACTATTGTAGAATCATCTGAAGAAGGAATACAGCAGGGACTAGATATTTTACACGAAGATCCTACCATCGAAAAGCGTAAGCACGGTGCTATTACCGGTATTGTAAACGAAAAGGGTGAGCATCAAGCGCCTAAGAAGCGTGGTAACATTCACGATACTGATGCTGAAGTATAAGGAAGCCAATCCCTTGGTGGTGTTCGGGCTCCGCGAGCTCGAACATTGCCCTCCACATTTTGTTCGAGTTGAGTTTGATATCCGCTCAACAGACAAGCATATTACTGATTGGATTTGGACCAACTTATCTGGACGTTTTTGGGTAGGGGATTGGTACAGCAAGGACAGCAATGATCACGTGATTTTTCGTAAATGTGCTGCATTTGAAATCCCGGGTGAAGCTAGTATGTTTGCACTTATCTTGGATCAAATTAACAAGCACGATTACGATTTCTAAACGGTAAGAAAATATTTTCCGGTATCTCCATTGGTAGTAAATAACTGTATAGTTAATACAATGGAGATACTATGTCAGACCAAACAACAGCAACACCAGAAGCAACAACAGACGCACCAGCAGTACAATTACAATTACAAGACTTGCTATTAGCTGCTCAAGTAGTTCAACTTGCTAGTCAACGCGGTGCAATTAAAGCAGAAGAAATGGAAGCAGTAGGCGGATTATATAATCGCCTAGTTACTTTCCTACAGGTAAGCGGTGCATTAACACCTGCTGAACCAACTACAGCAGAAACACCTGCTGAAACTACAGCCGATACTCCAGCAACAGATGCTCCAGCAACTGATGCTCCAGCGGCATAATAAGGAAAATCAAAATGATTAAGCACGTAGGCAAACACAATAGTAAAAAGATTGTGTTGTTATGGCGTAAAGTTCCAAATGAAACTCATATGGCTCTTTTACTTTATAGCGATACACTACCACGCATGATTCATGACGAAGTTATGAAAGCGTTGGAAAGCCCAATTGGACAAGAAGCTAAAGAATTTAGCGATGTATTGTTCCGCACAATTTTCTCTGATGGTCGTAATGCTCTTGAAGTATTGCACAGAGAAGGTTTTATTAAGAAAGTGCCTACTAGCCAAATCTTAATTACTCCAACTATGAAAAGTTCTGTTCGCTTAGATGAATTAAACAACATCCTAGACGAAATGGAAAAAGGAGATGAGGCTATCAAGCGTTTGTCAGACATCGACAAAGAAGCTGGTATGGTCAGTAAGAAAAAAGTTCGCGAAGGTCGTGAAGTGGGTATGCCACCAAACAACTCAAGTGTTAGTCGTACTAATTTAGATGTAGATGCTACAAATAGTGCTGCAGCATATATCAAAGGTGTTTTATCCGATGAAGATTTAGCCGCAGACCGTTTACAACAAGCCTCTACAATGAAAGCACAAGCTGAGCAGTTGTTAGCCGAAGCCAAAAGATTAGAAACAGAAGCAAAACAACTTTCACCAGCGAAAAATGTCAAAACAACAAGAGCCAAAAAAGCCGCGCCGACAAAAAAGCAAGCGGCTTAATTTAAACAAGAAGGACCAGTGGGAGAAGTTGCTCAAGGAAGTTTCTAAAGAGCAAGTCCCCATTGGAGTATTGCGATATATCACAGTTAATCTCACAGACGGAACTAGTGTTGATGTTGACATTGAACAAATGTTAGCCGACGGCGAAGATCCAGGTCTGATAGAAAAACTAATTAACGCAAAACTAGACGCACTCGATGATGTCATTACAGACGTTGACTTTCATATTAGTGTGGATGCAGTATCAAAAGTAATTCAACCTTTCACCGACGAACTCTTAAAGAATTTATAATATGTTGGAATTTATTTCCCCTGGCGGAAAACTCAATATAAAAATTTTATACAAAAAAGAGTTAGATGGTGGTGGTACGGAATTTGGTCAAGATTATATCACAGTTATAAAAGAACGCTATTCTAACAGAACATTTAATAAGTGTTATGAATGGTGTTCTGGCCCTGGGTTCATAGGATTTAGTATTCTAGATCATGAACTATGTAATAGCTTATGCTTGTCAGATTTATACCTACCGGCTATAGAATATGCTAACAAAACTAAAGCAACCTGTAGAAACGACATTTCTACGTATCATATTGATAGAGTTTCATTATTGCCCGATACAGAAATGTTTGATCTTGTAGTAGCCAATCCTCCGCATTATGCATCTATTGTATCGGAGGAAGATAATTACAACAGGATATGCACCGACCTTGATTGGCAAGCGCACAAAGAATTTTTTAATAATATTAAGTCACATTTATCGCCAAACGGAATTATCCTACTGCAAGAAAATGCCAAGGGGTCAACTGTTGAGTCATTTAGTACACTTATTGATAATACAGGTTTAAAAATTACAGATTCTTTTAGAAGTCGTGATTATTACAACGAAAACGACAACAGAAGAAAAATTTACTATATAGAAATACAACACTTATGATTAATGCCATATTTGCCGTTGACTTTAACGGTGGTATGGGGTTTAACGGCACCTTGCCTTGGCCTCATAACACTGAAGATTTACAACATTTTAAAAACCTAACTACAGGTCATGTAGTGGTGTGCGGGCGCAAGACTTGGGATGATCCTAAGATGCCCAAGCCATTACCAAACAGAACTGTATACGTTGCTACACATAGACCAGTAACTTATGCTATGCCCTTTAGTGGCGATATCAAAGAGAATTTATTGGCAATCGAACGTCAGCATACTGGACAAAATATATTTGTTATTGGTGGTGCAGAACTATTACAAGAAGCACATTCACTTTTGGATCGGATATATTTGACACACGTCAAGGGATCGTATAAAGTAGATACTAGGATATACGTAAAAGAATTCCTAACAGGATTTAGTCCCACTAAAGCTTCGGTAAGTAAAGATTTCCAATCAACATTCACAGTCTATGAACCATTATTTAAACGCATTAAAACAAGTCCTTGAACATGGTCAACAACGAGACGATCGCACCGGTGTAGGCACCATCAGCATGTTTGGCATGCAACAACGCTACAACTTATCCGAATCATTCCCAGCAGTAACCACTAAACGATTAGCATGGAAAGCCTGTGTAGGCGAGTTACTATGGATGATTGAAGGATCTGGTAGTGAACGTCGTCTAGCAGAAATTACATATGGCACAGCAGATGGTAAGACTACTATTTGGACTCCTAACGCACTAGCCAGTTACTGGAAACCCAAGGCCAACTATGAAGGTGACTTGGGTCGTGTATACGGAGTACAATGGCGTCACTGGCGTACTCCCGTAGAACACAAACAAGAAACATTTAAGAACGACGCTGGTACCTGGTTCAATCGTAAGGGTAGTACACATTTTAAAGAAGTTGATCAACTAATGAATCTGATCAATGGGATCAAGCAAGATCCACATGGACGAAGACATATCATATCTGCATGGAACCCTGGTGAGTTAGACCAAATGGCCCTGCCCCCATGTCATGTTCTTGCACAGTTTTACGTTGGTAAGGATAATAAACTGTCCTGCCAGCTTTACCAAAGAAGTTGTGACATGTTTTTAGGTGTACCCTTCAATATCGCTAGTTATTCATTGCTCACGCATCTAATAGCTCAGGTGTGCAACTTGGAGGTGGGGGAGTTCGTTCACGTGCTCGGTGATGCACACATATACCTAAACCATGTAGAGCAGGTTAAAGAACAACTGGATCGTGAACCATTACCTGCTCCACAACTTCTATTGAATCCGGACATTACAGACATCACCAAGTTTACCATGGCAGATATTCAGTTAGATGGATACACTAGTCACGCATCAATCAAAGCCGACATGGCAGTTTAAGTATTAACCAAGGAGTAGTATGAAGTTTATCATAACAGGCGGTAGTGGCTTTATTGGCCATAATGTAGTACGTCAGTTAGAACAAGAAGGTCACGAATGTTTTCTAATAGACAGCGTAACCGATTACGGATTTATCCCCAAGGATGAATTAACCTATTTGTATCGTGCCCGCAGAGACCGTATTCACGGCAATACACATCATATTGATTTACGAGAACACGATCGCGTACAAGCATTCTTTAGTAATTTTGCATTTGGTTGCGATGCAGTTATTCACTTAGCAAGTTTTCCCAGACAAAAAGTAGTTAGTGCTAATCCAGTATGGGGTGCAGAAGTTATGGGCACTGGTTTAGTTAATCTATTGGAAGTATGCAATCGTCATTGTATTCCAAAGTTTGTTTATATTTCAAGTTCAATGGTCTACGGAGATTTTAAAAACGATGTAGTGGAAGATGCTATATGTCGTCCGCAAGGGCAATACGGCATTATGAAACTAATGGGCGAAGACCTTGTTCGAGATTATACTCGTCGTGGGTGTTTTGACCATGTCATTATTCGTCCCAGTGCTGTCTACGGAGAATATGATGTTGAAGATCGTGTAGTTAGTAAGTTTATGCTTAGTGCTATGCGAGGACAAACTCTTAAAGTCAATGGTGCAAACGAAACCTTAGACTTTACTTATGTAGAAGATGCAGCCCGGGGCATTATGCAGGCCACGCTAAGTCCCAATTCTGTTAATAGCACTTATAATATCACAAAGAGTCATAGTACCACGTTACTAGAAGCCGCAGAGCTTGCTATCGGTATTGTAGGTAAAGGTAGTATAGAGTGCAGGGATAAAGATGCAGACTTTCCTTCACGTGGTGCATTAAATATCGATCGAGCACGTAGAGATTTCAATTTTGATCCTGTGGTTGATGTAGAAGAAGGCTTTGTACGATATCATCGTTGGTTTAGTGACAGCGAGTTTTGGCAAGATAAATTAAAATGAGTTACGATATCCCATTCATTGGCATAGCAAGACAATACAAGGAACTTAAAGACGAGATCCTTGATGCCAGTGATCGTGTATATCTAAGCGGACATGTGTTAGATGGTCCTTATACCCAGATGTTTGAACGACATATAGCTCAACGTTGTATGCGTCAATATGCAGTAGCAGTTAACTCCGGGACACAAGCTCTTGTGTTTGCCCAAATGGCTACATCACGTAGCGAAAACTTTGAAAACATAATGATTCCGGGTATTAGTTTTATTGCTACACTTAACTCTGTACTAATGGCTGGCAATAAACCTGTATACTGTGATGTAGATCACAATGCCCTATTAGATATTGACAGTATCGATTATGCATTAGATGGCAATGTTGATACTGTTATGTACGTTAATATATTTGGTAATGTATTAGATTACGATCGATTACTAAACGTAACCAAGTTCTTTAATGAAGATGTTATGATTATTGAAGATGCGGCACAATCTTTTGGTGCTACATATAACGGTATCCCTAGTGGTAAACTAGGCGATGTTAGTGTGCTTAGTTTTGATCCTACAAAGAACTTACCCAATTACGGATCAGGCGGCATGATATTAACCGACAATTACGATATCTATCAAGCATGTTTATCGTTACGTGATAATGGTAAGATTGCAGGTCACGACTTTGCTGGAACCAACAGCAAGATGTCAGAATCTGATTGTGCTCAAATGTTAGTTAAGTTAAAATACTTTGATACATGGCAACGCCGTCGTGCAGAAATTGCCGATTACTATGCAGAACACTTAACTGATTGGGTAGATGTTATGTTGCCTAATCAAGATGTAGAACATGCCTGGCACAAATTTGTTATGCGTACAGGCAATCGTAGTCAAATGCAAGGTTACTTAGCTAGTAAAGGTATCGAAACTAAGATACATTACGAGCAACCTTTATTTGAACATCCAGTGGGGTGGGATTATATTGATTACGCACGAGATTTAATGCGTGGTAGTAGTGCTCACGCACAAGAAGCATTAAGCCTTCCGATCTATCCCGAAATGACCAACTACGAAGTAGAACATGTAGTTGACAGTATTACCGCTTACTTGAATTAAAACGTTGTTCCAACCAGGCCCATTCGAAACTCAGTTTTAACCGCTCGTAGTCTCCACCAACTTCATCATAGTAAGCAATAGCATCTAGTGCGCCACGCACACTCCACTCAGCAAATTCTGCATGTTTAAGATAATTCTCATCTGACCATACACGTAAACGATGTTCTGTTTCTACGGTAGGGTCAGTTGCCATAAAGTGTTTTAACTTAACTACTTCGCGGAACGCAGTACGCCATGTCATCCACTCACTTTGATTATAGTGTGCTATGCCACTTAGGATAGGAACTGATTCGTGTGGTTGACTTAGTGTAAAGTCAATGCCCGGGTTATTGTTTTCTAGCACTAGTCGCTTGTTATAACAAATTACTCCCTGATGCCCATACTCTAATCCATTTACAGGGTTACGACTGTTGAAGATATAATGTTTGGGCTCTTGGAAGTAATCTGGAGTCCAGTCGTACCAGGGGAATTGATTACCCAAAACTTCCAACTTGGCAAACACCGCAAAGAACCAGGGTGTTGAACTTTGACGTGCAGCTTCTTGATAAGCGGCTGTACGCCCATTAACACCACGTACCCATTTTGCCCAATGGTTACTTTGATAGCATAAATGATCGTACCAACGTTCTTCATCTGGTTCGCCGTTACTAATGTATACTATGTCTAGGCCACCAACTTTGCGGCTGCCAAAGTAGTCGTTTAGTATAGGTTTCTTGTCACTAATGAAGGGGTAATCGTAGATTTGCGTCTTCAAATCAGCCTTGATATCTCTTGGTACTACACAGGTAGCTCCGGCACGCGATAACCGCTGAACTACGCGGTCTTTCTTGGTCCATAAGCAGGGTGCAATTACTATCTGTATATCTTTTTGGTTTGTAAATGTCACATAGGGAGTTTCAAACTTGTAGTTTTTAATTTCGGTTACAAGATCGTCTGTGTCGTAATAATGCACAGGTGCATCAAATCGTTCCACCACTTGGTCATGACAATAATTGATAACATTAAACCAATCTAGTAGGTCTAATTCAATCATTTGTTTCTTAAATGATTCTACGTGTATATAGAATGTGTCTCCACGATCTTCCATACCGCTAGGGAATACATGAATCATTTCTTTTTGCCAAGGCTCAGGTTGCCATGTAAAATCAAATTGGGTGTAATCGCATACGCCGTTAACAATCCACACGTATTCCGTTTCCGCTGTTGTCATAATACGCTTAAACGTATCTAGATAATTGTCTACGAAACGTGTCATGACAATATCAGGGTGCTGAGTGCGTAAGTATTCATATTGGTGACGGCTAGTAGGATTACCGTGATCAACATAATAGATATTATGCAGGTTATCCGGCTTGCTTACAGTTTGATCTGTTACAAAGTTCAAGTTAGGAAATTGTTCTAAGGTAGTTGCCCACTTGGTATGTCTGTTAAATTCAAATTTGTTTATTAAGAATGTATCGGACCACTTCTGATGTTGGCTTGGAAATACATGAGTCATGTAGGTTTGCCAGGGTTCTGCATGCCATGCAAAATCAAAGTTGGTGTAGTTATATTCACTACTTACGATCCAGAACTTATTGGTCTTTGCACGGGTAACACAACGACTGATAGTATCCATTATGTTGTTGGCATAACGTACCTTGTGTATTTTAGGATACTTCTGTTTTAACAGTTCGAATCTGGTCTGTGCTGTAGCGTTATTCTTATCTATAAAGAAGATATCTAGCGCAGTAACCGCAGTCTTTTCTTTTTCTAATTTAGGAGGCTCGCTTTCAAACTTGGGCTCTGTTGCACCAGGGACTGTATACATGAGTCCGGTACTAATCTGATAGTCTGACCCAAAGTGATGTATGTAGGGTTCATCGTTAGGATGCGGACACCATGTAAAGTCTATATTAGTTTGATCAATTTCCTCGGGGACGGTCCATAGAGACATATCTGCTATTAGCCGAGCAGGATTTACATCCATGTACTTGCGTTCAGTTGCCCCGGGTACAGTATATTCTACTGTGGGCATTACTTCTGCAGGGTACCACTGGTTACCAAACACATATATGTAAGGTGTATCGCCCGGATCTGGTAGCCAACTATAATCAAACTCACAATCTACTAGTGTATGCCAGTGATTATCATGTTTCTCTAATAGCCTAGCAGGTATATCCATGAACTTGGTTTCTGTTGCACCTATCATGGGATATTCTACCGTGGGCATAACTTCGCCAGGATACCACTGGTTACCAAACACATAATTGTAAGGAGGGCTTCCGGGATCAGGCTCCCACGAGTAATCGAACTCACAGAGATAATGTGTCTTAAACTTACCAGGATGGTCCATGCGTGTTGCTTTAGGTTCATCTAGGTATTTGTATTGTGTGGCTCCAGCTACCCGATATTGTAGTGCAGGACGTTGTTCAGGAGTTAGCCATTGATTACCAAATACATAAATGTAAGGAGGCTCTGTAGGATCTGGTTTCCAACTATAATCAAATCCAGTGATATCGTCTAGGATTTCCCATCGTTCCATGTTGGGCTTAACAGTTACAACAAAGTCATGCACGAACTTAGATTCTGTAGCGCCAGGAATACAATACGTAGCAGTAGGATCTATTGTGCCAGGATGCCATTGGTTACCAAACACATAATTGTAAGGAGGATCTGCTGGGTCCGGGCACCAACGCCAATCAATGCTTGCGGGATCCACGGTGTTGGGAATATTCCAGTAGGTAGGGTCCGGCAGTCTATGCACACCTTGTTCACTATGGAAATGGAACTCGCCACTGTTGGTCTTTTGCGCTAGGTACACTTCTCCGTTGGGTTGATACTGATTGGGCCATACATGAATAAATTGACTTTGCCACGGAACAGGAACATAATCAAAATCAAATCCTGTGTAATCATTGAGTCCATAAATATACCAGTAGTATGTTGTTCTACTCTTACTGGCCGCATCCTCAAGGCTAGTCGCAGGTTGTTCAAAAGCAAACAAGCCCGGTTTTGGTCCACAATAAAAAACATCAAACATGTATAATATCCATAGTCATTACGAAAACATTTTCCTGCAATTAAAAAACATTGTAGCATATCGACGGCTAATTTACCTAACACCTTATGGTTCAACTCAACCAGAGAATGTAGAGCGCATATCCGACGATGTTCACCCATCGTTTGACCCATTTGATCCTGCTCAAACAGTATACAATAACCCAATGTTTATCTTCTACGACCAAGAACCAATTTATGGTGAATATAATCACGGCTTGTTTGATTATATCCAAAACAACTATGCCGGCCCATTTGTTCTTGTTACGACCGAAAAAAATAGTGTACCATTAGATAAACTTAAAGAAAAATACAAATGGGAAACTGCCTACTACTTCCATCATGCATTTGCTGCACACGATTGGTTCCGCGGGTATCGCTATTGTGCCGACTTGGTAGCGCCGGCAGACCGTAAATTAACCAAAAAATATATTTCGTTTAATCGGTTAACCAGTAGCACACGAGTATATCGTACTATACTGATTAACGAACTATGCAAACGAGATCTACTAGATCAAGGTTACGTTAGTTATAATGATGTATGTCCCGATGGTGGCACATATCAAGAAAACTTAGCACTGGCAGTTACCAACAAGTTAATTACGGCCGAACTTGCTACAGAAGCAGAAGCAAATATTGCAAATATATCATTGCCATTACGCATCGATTATCAAGACCAAGCATTTATTCCAAATCATAGTTTTGTATTAAGTGCAGTAAAAGAAACCCAAGAAAGTTTTTGCTACTTGGTAACTGAAACCTGCTACTGGGAAAGTAAACACCATCTAACAGAAAAAATATTTAAACCTATTATAAGTAAAATGCCTTTTGTATTAGTAGGGCCTGCACATAATTTAAAATACCTACGTGAGTATGGATTTAAAACATTTGATAAGTGGATCGACGAAAGTTATGACGATATAGAAGATCCCATTGAGCGCATGACTGCAATTGGTAATACTATGAATAAGATCTGTGCATATAGCTTAGAAGAATTGCAGGACATGTTAATTGATATGCAAGAAGTACTAGATCACAATTATAATAGATTTTATAGTAACGAATTCTTAGATGACTGTTGGAACGAACTAGTTACTAATCTTAAAAATGCTATGCCTGAATATCTTAGGTAGTTTTTCCAAATTTAATTTTATTCCATACACGCTCGTGGGCCCAGTACAAGAACATCTTGGTAAATACTTCCGTTCCGCCAATGGCCACAGCCAGTTTAACTTCGCCAGTAATTAACCAACTAAGCACAAAGGTATCAAACGTTCCAAGAGTACGCCAACTTATGGCTTTTACTATACTGCGTAAATTGCTATCACTAGGTGCTTGTGTTAAGTCTGCGGCAATTGCTCGAACCCATTTATCAGACCAATCAGTTACGTGGTAAGTAGCACTAGTAGGTTTAACAAATACCTTGTTGGTATCTTCAAATCGACCTGCTTCAATTGTGTCCATCCAGATTAAAATATCTGCTTTAAATATTTTTCTCAGTTCTTCTGTAGGGCACACAAAGTCACATATAGCAAAGTCTGCATTGGATTCATCTGCTAACTTACTCATACGCTCAACTTGTCGTGTTCTTCCTTCTACACTAAAGTCCCAGTCGTTAAATTGTTCACGTACTGTATCTGCATTAAACCACGCAACTGTGTGGTTAAGCATCAACTTCTTAACTAGTTCTTGACTCAGTGTAGTTTTACCAGAGCCCGGTAGTCCCATCACAAGTATTTTTTTTGTCATTTGAGGCCCATCGACTTTCTAATATCGGTTGCTGAGATTGCGTGGGTATCTTCGTCGAATACTTCGTTTTCAATTTTATAACCAACATTACGACCATAAGTGATATTTGTAATGTTAGGAACAAATAAAATGCAATACTGTCCGTCATATTTTTCCTTTAAGTTTGCGTGTATAAAGTTTTCTACTTCTTCTTTTTTAAAAGGATTACTGTCATTCCATCCTTCACAGTCTCGAATCATAATACACACTTGTCCAGTTTTAGCAACGGCACGATCAAATAGCGCACGATGGCCTGCATGCCATGGTTGCCACCTCCCGAGTAGCATAGTTGTTGGTGCCTTCCAATCAAAACTCATAATTTCTCCTTACAATTATCAAAATGATGTTTTTTCATACTCCCCGGGTATCTGCCTTCTGTTTTACAATGCGGGCATACTACGTTAGATTTTGATTTAATAGTATTTGCAGATTTTTCCCGAGATTCTTTAGTAATAATTTGCTTTGTACGGGCTTGTCGTATTTTTTCTTTGGTCTCTGCGCTTACGGTTTTCCCTGTGTGCGTTTCGGTTATTCTTTTTCTATGTGCAGGGTCTTTCCATAGGGCAACCGATGCGTCTCTCAATTTTTTGATATATTCTGGGTTTTGATTTCTTTTTTTAGCAGATTTGCTTAATTTAGTTCTTACTTCATCGTCTAAATTAAACATTATATTATTTCTCTGGTTATAAATATCCTCTGACGTAATATCTAACTTATCTAATAGAGAACTTTCGTATTCCTGGCATTCTTTCATAGTACCTTTATATAATATTTCTCTCTGCCAAATATATTCGGGGTTATTAAAATCTTCCCAAAATTTGTTCGACGCAGAGGAACATACATATCCATCGGTCTCTGTCCCTTTGTGAAATCCTACGTAAATCTTGTTTAATGTTTTATTTGTCCATTTATAAACGAATGAGTCCATATCTTTTCTCCTGCATAGATATTTATCATTCTGTGCCATTAACCTAACATTTATGCCATTAACCTAACATTTAGGAATGTACTCTTACTCCATAATGTTTTTCAAATGCTTCAGCATCTGCACGGGTGTTTACTAATGGCTCGCCTTTGATGTTTAAGCTAGTGTTAAGTAACATAGGACAGCCTGTTACCACATACCACTTTTCTAGTAGTTCGCGGATTCCCGAACCATCTTTTGGTACTGTCTGTATACGACTAGTCCCATCATAATGAACGATAGCAGGAAATAAGTCAGGATACCGACAAGTACCGATGACTTGCATATACCTAGTATTAACGAAGCTACGAGGCATATTAAAATAATCATTAACATGCTCCTCCAAAATAATTGGGGCGAAAGGTCTAAATTCTTGTCGTTTTTTAATTGCATTTACTCGATCCTTTATATCGGGTCCTCTTGGGTCGGCAAGGAGACTTCGGTTGCCGAGAGCTCTGGGTCCAAATTCTGCTCTTCCGGAAGCAACTCCAGTGATTTTATCGCTGAGTAAACTATCAAGGACGGCATTGACAGGGTACGGTCCGCTAATGTCTGTACCAAGAAATGCGTCTTTAAACTCAACTCGTCCGCCGTAAGCAAGCGCGGCTGCACCAAGGCTACTACCAGCATCGCCAGGATTAGGCATGATCCAAATTTTTTCAAAATACTCACCGAGGTTTCTATTAGCTAAACAGTTAAGGGCAACACCGCCCATGTAACACAAGTTCGTGCTCCAGTTAAAATCCTTTGCACGACGCATTACATTATATATCAAATTCTCACATAAATCCTGTGCAGAACTGGCAACGTCTTTGTCGTCAAAATGTCTGCCCCACTCGTAATTGGATCCGGTATGTAAGTTTTCTCTGAATATCACTTCATTCTCATCGGCCACTAACCGCATCTTCATCCAGGCGCTTGCTACCCGACTACCATATGCGCTCATGCCCATTAAGATGTATTCATCTTCGTTGGGCTTTAGTCCTGCTTCTTGTGTCATTGCACTATAAAATAGCCCAATGCTATGCGGATATTTTTGCTTCCACAACACTTTATATGTTGCACGACCATCAACATACTCTGCACCAATAATACTGATAGTGTCCCATTCACCTATAGCATCAATAACAACCACTGTAGCACGATCAAATGGGCTTGTTTGGAATCCTGCGGCCGCGTGACTTAAATGATGATTGCAAGTAATAACAGGAACCTTGTGTGTTAGCATTGAGTGTAGTTGATCCTGCACAATCCGACGAGCACTTAGTTTATTCCATTCAAAGCCTTGCCCGCTGTATAATTGTCGTAGTTGTTTCTTCCAGGGAGTTTCGTAGTAGGCAATCGATTCAATATCGTTATAACTACAGTAGCCGCGGATATCTACAATAAGTCCTGTGTCAATGTTGGGATCGTTCTTGATTCTGCTGTAGCGTTCTGAATGCCCAGCAAATAAGATTTCACCTTGATTGTTTAATACTGTAGCGGCAGCATCATGGAAGCCAGCCGAGATTCCTAATATGTTCATTGATTTTTTCTGCTATTCGTTCGTGTCCTAATTCTAGAGGATGACCGCCTGGACCTTTGGGACAATCGCCCTGAAACTCTAACATGCCATTAATTGGCCAACCTACATAATTTTCAACTTTATATTTGTCCCACAAGAACAAAAAATCAT